GAGTTCTCGTATTGGGCGATTTGGGCTGCGTCCTGTCCGAGCGACGAGAAGCCGTTGGAAGCGGTCACTTGATCGCCGTTGCCGAGTGCCGCCGAGGTGCTGTTCCAATCGGCTTGGACTTGGCTCCAGACAGGCGAGAAGCCAGTTTTCCACGATGAGTAGGATTGCGTATTGCTGGTTGCTCCGCCGCCAGAGTTGGAGTTGGAACTGCTGCCTCCGCCGTTGGAGTTTCCACCACTGGCAATCGCTCCGATAATGGCGAGAATGACGATGACCGCTGCCACGATGCCGACAATCTTGATGGTGTTGTTCGACTTCTTTGCAGGGGGCGCAGGGAACTGCGGGTCACGAGGCGTTGAGATGTAGGTGAACGCTTCGTTGGTCGGTTGATTTGGTGATGGGTTCTGGTCAGTCATGGGTGTCCCCCTGTTCGTCGGAATGTTGCGAGATGGAACTATACATCGGTTCAGTGGTGTAATCAAGTGGGACTTGCTTCAGCACGTTAGCAAGTTCGACACGGTGCTCGCCAGCGGACAGCGCAGGGCTGATGACGACTTGACGATTTTCCCTCGCACGGTAGTTCTCGTACACACGAAAGAAGTGCGCCCTCGTAAGTTCGATGTTGTCGCTCACGCAGATTTCTCGCCAGCCCATCGCTTCGACGGCACGGTCGATGACCGGATCGCTCCACGGTGGCTTGCCGCCACGCCAGCCATAGACACGCACGATGCGGGTCACCTCAGCCCACGCTTGCTCCGCCGAGGGGGCGAGTGCTCCGGTCATTTCGGCACTCATGGAGCGCAGGTCGGCAACCGTCGGCGGCCACTTTTCGCTCAGCACCCATGCTTGGGTGGCGGATTTCAGCACATCGGGATCGAGGTCGCTTAGGAGTTCGTAGAACACCTCGACCCGCTCCCGAGTTGCATCCCAAGTGCTGTAGGACGATGCAATGATGGCGCACACCTTGGCAATGTCGGATTTGGCTGCGGTCATTCGTCTCCCTCCAAAAATGCGGCGATCCCTGTAAACGCCTTTGGCACTGCTCTGCCCTGCTTGTCGTTGCGGTGCGCTTCCTCGTAGCCTTCCTCTCCGGGGAGGTATTCCTCGAAGCGACGCTGCGGCCCAAAGAAGGTGCTGGGGTGGAGAGTGTAGCGTGGTTCTTGACCCCTGCGGGACAAAGCGTAGGTCTGAGTGGCGAGCAGGAGATCGGCGTAGGACACTCCCTCTCGCAGCCGTGCCTGAACAGAGTGAAATCCTGCCGCCTTCCCGACCTTCTTGGGAAACGACCTCCAAAGGATTTCGTATTCGGGGGTGTAAGCCACCGAACCACGAGATTTCACAATGGCTTCCTCGCTGCCGTGCGCTTCGGCTTCAGCCGAACGCACAAGAGGCTTTTCTTCAGTATTTTCTTTACTCAGTTCTTTGTAGGAATAAGTACTTACTATGCATACGGGTTTGCCGGATACGGTTTCGCCGGATACGGTTTTACCGGATACGGATTTCACGGACACGGTGGAAACCGCAGAAACTTCGGGTTTTGAGGTCTGCGGGGTGTCGTAAACCACATACTCCATCTCCCCGAGTTGCCCACTTGCACCCCTGATCTGCTCGCTCAGGATGTAGCCCGCAGATTTCAGTTCATCGAGTATCCGATACACCTTGTCTCGCCCTGCTTTGGGGCTTTCCTTGATAAGTGCTTTGGGCATCACACGCCAGTTGTCCGGCTTCGAGAGCAGGTAGGCAAGCAGCCCTCGTGCCTCCCACGACAGGTCGCTGTCGGTGAGGACGGAGTTGCTGAGGATCGAGTAGTCTCGGGTCGGTGACGGTGATCGGCGGATCATGAACCCTCCTAGGTTTGGGAGAGCGACCCTACACGATCGGCGGTAAGAACGCACGAAGCCCCCGATGGTTTCCCACCGGAGGCTCGTATGCTGTGCGACAGGTTGGCTAGGAGGGGATTTCCTCGTCGGTGGTTTCAGCAGCCTCGTCGGTGGTGTTGGCGATCAGCGCCAGCACCTCGTCGTAGCGGCTCCTCGGCAGCGAAGCGACTTTTGGAAGCCCTGCGTTCCCCCACGCCACCTTCAGGTTGCGTCGAGCCTCTGGGGTCATCGAGCGAATGTGTCCGTCGATGGTGTCCCGCTCGTTGGCGTTGATGATAGGATCGCCGGACTTCAGCCAACCGAGGAATGTCTCGGCGGCCTCACCGCCACGACCGTTGCCATACACCTTGTCGGCGAGCAACTCGCAGCGGGTCTTACCGATGATGGTGCGGTGCTCGGTGTCCATTTCGACGACGAGGGTGTATTCGTATTCGATGCCGTCACGCTGCTGCGGAGCAAGACCGACCTTCTTTGGGGAGACCTTGCCATACTCATTTTTCTCCAACGAGTATTCGGTCTTGGAGCGCATGGTGGTCAAGATGTGACCGTTGAAGGCCAAGATGGCATCGACCATGCGTTGCTGGATCGGCGTGGCGACCTTCCACCCTGCAAAGTTGTTCCCCTTCGCTGCGGCTCCGGCTTGATCCACGATTTCGAGGATGCCGCCCTGTCCGTTCCAAAAGTGGGTGAGGCTGTCGATGATGACGCAGGCGTAGCCTTCTTCTTCGGCAACTTTCAGAGCCTCAACGAGGCGGTCAGGGTGGTATGGCGCAGCCATCGAGAGTGCGTCAAACTCAAAGCGGTCGGCATACAACTTCGCCGAGTCTCGCTCAGTGTCGATGACGGCGATCTTGCCGCCTTCGGCAAGCACCGTCGCCCACATTAGGGACGAGTAGGTCTTGCCTGAACCCGAAGGTCCGGTCACAGCCACACGGGCTTTGGCTTCGGCCTTGGTGGCCTTTTTGAACAGCGAACTCACGGTTCCCTGCCTTTCTCTAGTCAGATGCACATGGCTCTGGTATCGGTATTGGTTCCGCAATCATACCACAAACTCAACCCGTGTCGAGCACCCTCAAATGTTTTTTGTCCGAGGCTCCCCTTATGCTGTTCGCAGACATGCTATACTCCGGTTTAGTTTCGCAGGATAGAGAGGACACGATGTTCATTCCATTTATGAAATGCCCATGCAGGGGAGAGCGATGCGTGCTCAGCATTTGCTCGCCGCTTCATGGACACCGTGCGGGCTACACGAAGAACCGTTGCCGCTGCGAGGACTGCTTGCTTGCCAACCGTCTTTACCTTCGTGACTACAACGCTCGGCGTGACGCACACAAAGGCGACCCGCTGAAGCGTGATCGAGGCGGACCACGCTGCGAGTGCGGCAATGAGTTGTGCAGGCTCACCATCGAGGACGAGCGGCACGGCACGGGTGCGGGCGGTAAGTGCAAGTGCGTCTGCGCTGCGTGCCGTCGAGCGATGGCGGACTACAAGAACCTGAAGCGTGGCGTGATCCTCGATCCGGCTCGTCCGGTTCAGCACGGCGGTCGCTGGTCGTGGGAAATCGTAAATGCTACACCCATGAACTAAACTGTGGTATAGTCGGTTCGACAAGGAAAGGAGGGCACGGTGCCCGAAGGTTTGACGGAGCAGGAGCAGTTGGAGTGGGCGGAGTGGGCTGCGGAGGACGCAATGCTCGAAGCATCGCTCGACATTCAGAAGGGTTTGGACTGATGGACATTACGGCATTTGAACTTGCTCGCAAGATCGAAGCGGCGTTGGTGTTCGGCGATACCGCCGGTGCATTGGCTCTCGCTAGCGAACTCGTCGCCCACCACGAAGCCGCCGTCGAAGCGGAGGCAGAGGCGTGGGCAGAGAAGAACGTCACAGCCGTTCTCTAAGATGTTCACACGGCACACTAAACTGTGCTATAGTTATCTCAGCAGCACCGACCAGCCTGAGGAGGCAAGCATGGACAAGCAGCAAGCGCAGTTGGCAGTAGAGGAAGCAGTTTCGGTTCTCGACGCACCTAGTTGGGGTGACCGCATCTCCGACTTGACGGAGGCAGCACGGATGTTCGGCGGCGAGGACGACCTCACGGCGGCGTTCTCGCAACTGCAACAGGCAGTCGCTACCATCGCCGAGCGGATCACCTCACCGGAGTTCAGCACTCCGGTCGCAGTCCCGACGACCCTCGTGTGGGAAGCCGATGACAAGGGGCAAGAGGTCGCTCAGATCATCGTGCCGAGCGGCATGTGCGCCGGTCTTTGGGAGTTGGTCATCACGAACGAGACTGACGGCTTCGAGGTCACCTTGGAGTGCGACGGTTTCGGCGTGACCACCCACCACAGCACGCACAGCGAAGCAAAGGCTGCTGCTCAGGCAGGCATCGAGGCTGTCGCTGCGGTGCTCACCGACAAGGACGGCGACGAGTTCATCGCCGACGAGTTCCGCTTCGGTGCTTGCAAGGGCAAGGACGAGGTTCGGTTCGCCGAGCCGACCGGAGAGGGGGTGGCGTAAATGCCACACCCCTCCGGCACACTTCACAGCGACAACCCAACCCAACAAGAAAGGCAGGAAGCCATGACCATCGCAGACATGGACTTGGATCAGTTTCTCGTGAGCGAGGCTCAGCCAGAGCGTTTCGTGGACGAGACTTCAGCGTTCGTCATCAACAACGACGACGAAGCGATGTGGGCGATGCAGCGTCTCGCTCAGGCGCAGCGCAGGCTCGACGAGGTGAAGCGTCAGGCGCAGGTGCAACTTGACCGCATCAACGCATGGGTCGCAGCGCACACAGCGAAGGACGGCAGCGAGGTCGAGTTCTTCGATGCCATGCTCTCCGACTACCTCATTCGTGTTCGTGAGAACGAAGCGGACGGTCGTAAGAGCATCGACTTCCCCGACGGTGCGGTGACCTCTCGTGTGACCCCATCGAAGGTGGCGGTCACGGACGCTGAGGCGTTTCTCGCATGGGCGGAAGCCAACGGTCACTCCGAGTGGATCAGGGTGAAGCGTGAGGCCGATGTTGCGACCATCAAGAAGGTCGTGGACTTCGAGGGCGACACCGTGCTCGACCCGATCACCGGTGCTCAGATCGCCGGTCTGCAACACACCGAGGGTGGCATCTCAGTCAGCGTGAAGGTGGCTGGCTGAGATGACTACCGCCCACGATGTTCGAGTGCTCTGGTT